AGTACTGTTGATCCACATCCTGTAATTGTTACTGTGTTTCCACTACCTGCTCCGTTTGCAATAGTGACACTTCCACCAGAAGGAGTATGAGAAGAAGCAAATGCTTGGACACTAACTAAAGTACCAGCACCATTATTTACGTCTGGGTTGGCAGCAGGGAATGATGTTTCATTTGCTATGGGTACAAAACCACCAACATCATCAACAAGGTCAATAATCCGAGCATCTATAGCTGCTGTAGTTGCAATCTTGTTATCAGCAGCAGACCATGTTTCACCAGATTGAATTTCTTCTCCACTAGCTAAATTATAAAATCTTGCGTCAGCTTCTGTTTCTGTGTAATACCTGCCATCTAATGCACCATCAGTTAGTAATTCTGTTTCTGTGTAATATCTCCCGTCTAATGCACCTGTTGCTATTTCAGAACTTGTTAGCTTGTCAGACTGCAGTAATGTTTTAATTTCAGCTGCTGTTTGGTCATCTTTAGCACCTGTATCTATTCCGTTTAGCTTTGTATGATCAGCGTCAGTAAATACATTAGAATCTGTTGCTGATTCAACTAATGTTCTTATTTCAGCTGCTGTTTGATCATCCTTAGCACCTGTATCTATTCCGTTTAGTTTTGTGTGGTCAGCATCAGTAAATACATTTGAGTCGCTAGCACTTTCAACTAATGTTCTTATTTCAGCTGCTGTTTGATCGTCTTTAGCACCTGCCTCTATTCCATCTAATTTACTTCCATCTGCTGAAACATCTCTACCATCTACAGTTCCAGATGTAGCTATATTTTGAGATCCAAAGTTAGGTGATATCTTTGTACCATCTATAGCAGCACTTGCATTAACGTCTGCATTAACTATTGTTCCATCTTGAATTTGAGCAGAAGTAAATTCTTTTGTATCTACATGATTAAGGACTTCTTGTAAACCAAATAATAAATGCTCAGTATTTGTATCAAGATCAGCTTCAGTTAAAATTGCTCCATCTACAAAATCTACTTTTTTAGCACTTATATTTGTATTTCTTTGGAATTTAATTGCAGCACTGTTAGCCGGATGATTTCCTGAAGTAAAGGAAATGGTAGTAGCTGATGGAAAGGTGTAGTGGGTGGTTTTAGTTTTTAAGACACCATCAACAGTTACATCTATCTCATCTTCAGAAAGGTAACTGAAAGAGATAGAGAAGGGACCAGCACTATTATTGCCAGTGTGACTAGTAAAAGATGCAGCGGTGTTAGTTGCCATGATGGTTAATTCTGGTTTTCAGAAATGATTTGGTTAATTGATCTTTCTTGTTCTTTTTCCCATGCCTTTAAGGTTTCGGGGTCAAGCATGTTGTTTTTATAATAGTCTTCTGCTGCTTCAACATAACCATTGTAAGCAGAAGTAATTTGGGATCTAAGAAGTTTTGCTTGTCTTTTTCTTAGCTTTAAATCAGCTTGTTTGTCTGGTGAATCTCCTCCTCCATTTTCTACTACGTTTAGCATTTTTTGAATATCTTCGTCTTGATACATTTCTAAAAGTAATTGAGGAAATCTTTTTCCATCTATTTCGACAAAAGGAATTAAATTTTTAAATTTATTATATTCTTTAGTGTCTAATTTAATTCCATCGCCTGTATCGTCCTGAAGGATTATAGATTCAGGTGGTGCTAATCGTGCTCCTGCTCTTTCTACAAAATTATCAATAGGATTACCTTTGCTTTCTCCATATTTTAAAGGCATGAACCAATTAGTTCCCAACCCTGAAGGACGCTCTATTACTTGTCCTGTTGTAGGACTAACCATTGGTTCTAAATCTGCACTAAAGCCAGAATATTTATCAGCAAGTTCTCTCATTATAAAAAGACCTAAAGTGTCTAATCCATTGTCAACAAAAGGTACTTCTGGCTTATCTCTTAAACTTCCATCTGCTCTTATTTCTTGTTTAGTTAAATCACCTGCTTGAATTTCATATTTCTTTTTAGCAAATCTACCTTTGTAAGTTTTTTGATTAAGTGGATTTGAGCTTTCCCATTTTTCTCCTCTTGCTCTTTTAATAGATGCAAGCATTGAACTTGGATACCCAACAACAGAACCAACGTATTTTGCAGGTATTCTCATCCATCTATCAAAAGAAGTAGGGTTATCAATGATTTCAAAAAGTTCTCCAATGTTTTGAAGCATATATTTATTAGAAAAGTTTCTTTGTATTAATACTCTTAAAGCTTTAGCTGCTTCTTGTTCATCATCTAATTCCATGTGTGCTGACATCTGAGACCAATCACCTGCAATCATTAGCATTGAAGCAATGGGTTCTAGTCGATCTAAAACATCGTAATATTTATATTCAGGTACGCCGTCTATACTTCTAACTATTTCACCGTTTTCATCTCTTTTTATTTTTCTAATACTGTAAGGCAATTCACCTGTTCTTAACTTGTTTCCTCTTTTGTATTTGTCGTGATGGCCACCACCTATAAGAGCTATTTCTGAGTCAGGATCATTAGCTTGCATAGCTAAAGTTATTAAAGAAGTCCATATCAATCCACCTGTTACAGCCTCTCCTTTTGCTCTCATTCTTGTAGCGGGATCAGGACTGTATAATCTATCGTTATGCTCTTTAAGAAGCCTACCTAACTGTAAGTTGTTTAGCTTGCCTGCTCCTGGTATCTGGAAACCTGTTCTTCTTAACACTGACTTACCAATATTGACTGGTGTAGTAACAAAAGGAACAATAGGTTTCATTCCTGCTGACTTAAGAATAGAAGCTAATTTTTTAGTAGTGCCTGCTCCTACACCATCTTTTAAAAAACCATGTCCTAGTTCCTGTGTAAAGGTTCTATCTGCTGCGTAATCTAAAGATTCAATGTAAGCATCAAGAATATTCTTTTTAGTTCCTGGTTCAACGCTTTCTTTATTAACAATTTCAATTACTTTGTCAAAGTTTTTCTTGACGTATCTTTTAAACTCTTGACCTTGTAATCCTTCTAAAGTTGCTTGTTCTGAAAACTTACCTAATAGATGAGAACGGAAAGCAATATTTTTAACAAATTCATCACCAGACATCATAAATCTTCCAGGCAACCTAACAAGATTTCCAATCGTATTAATGACATGTGCTTGAGGTGAATCACCTGACATTCTTATTGCGTATCTTTCAGAAGAATCTTGTCCAAACTGTCTTGCTGGATCTAATAGGTTTTTATCTAAGTAGAAAGCTTTAGCAGCCATCTTGAAAGATTCTTTAGTAGAGGTAAGCATTCCTACTAATTCTCTGACTGCTCTTCCTTTTGCAACTGTATCTGTAAGAGGACTTCCCAAAAATAGATCTACTGGTCCTAATGCAACATTGAAAGCAGAACCAACAACGTTAACTATATGAGTTTCAGGAGCAGAAAGAATTGAATTAATGAAAATTTCATTTGTAACTTTTAACCCTCTTAATGCTCTGTCTCCTAAAGTCATTCCTTCAAATAGTTTTCCTATTTTTTTAGAGTCACCATTCATAGCTTGTACTTGAGTTGATAATCTGACTAAATCTTCAATATTGCCAGTGTCTCTTGCTCGTATAAGAGCATCAAGAATTTCATCTTCTGTTGGAATAAGAGCTTTTTCAGCAGCTTCTGTTTGAGCTTCTTCTACAAGTTGTCTTGTATTTTTTCTTCCTGCTTTATCAGCCGCAATTCTTTGGGCTGGTGTTTCTCCTCCTCCAAAACCTTTCTTAACTTGCTCATCTATTGGAATACGTTTTGTTCCTGGTTGTTGTATTAATTGACTTGCTCTTAAAGTACCAGCAGCTTCACTACCGATAATCTTTGTAGGTGTTACTAAATCTAAAATATCAAAATATGATCTAGCTAAACCTTTTAATAAATCATCAGAAAAATCAGTTTGGTTTAAAACAGCATCTTGAAGTGTTTGAGTTGTATTAACAATATTTTGAGTCAGTCTAAATTGATGTCTTAAAGCAGAAAGATATTGAATCCGTAAAGCTTTCTTATCATCTTTACCTCTTATTCGACTAGCTAAATAATCTAATCTTCTTTTTAATTCAGGTAATAAAATATTATCTGCTTCAGCAATTGCAAATTCATCTGGTATTGATGTTGGGTATCTAGGATTAGTTTCTATTTCACTTCTTAAGAAACGATCTGTAAAATCTACATCTTCTGGTCTTGACCCCCAAAGCCTTTTATTAACGTTTGGATCAATAGGCTTAGAAGGTCTTCTGTAAGAATCACCATTTTTTGTTGGTAAATCTGTTACTCCAAGTTTATTATCTATATCTAATGGATAAGATCTATATTTCTTTACGTTTTCTCTTTTAATAAAATCATTAAATATTTTTCTAGTTTGAGTTCCTCCTAATCTGGCTTTAAGGCTTGTAAATAAATCTGCAATAAAAACAGAAATTTCTTGTGAAATTCTTTTCCATGTTCCAGAAGGAGCAAATTCAACAGGTCTTCCTGCTGATCTTCCTACTCCATCTAACATATCAATAAATTCATCAGTTAAATTTTCTGCAAAAAACTCATCAATATTTGAATATCTGTAATTTTCATTTTTAAACTTTGTTCCTTCAAAATGAGTTGTTGCTTTTTTTAAATAGTTTTTCTCTGTAATTTTAGGTAATTTACCTGTAATACCTGACGGTCCTATTTTCCTAGCTAATGATTCTGGATTGTTTTCTCTAATAAATTTAGTTTTGTCTGTTTCAAATTGTTTTAAATATTTAGATTGAGCTATTTTAAATTCTTTTGTATATCGTGTTAAATCTTCTTTTGGTAAATATCTTGATAAACCATGCCATAATTCATGGATCATTGTATGAGTAAAACCACCTCCAGTACCTTGTTCAGAACCATCTACAATTTGTTTTCTAATTGTTATTAAGTTATTAGCAAAATCATATTGTCCTGCTTTTGGTAATTTAGCTGATATTGATATTGATTGATTCTCAAACATGTCATCACCAATTATATCCATAAAAGTTTCTACGTCTTTAGCTTCTTGAGAATCAAGCCTTTTAAAATTGACTTCCATTCTCATACGTTTTCTTAAATAATCTGCACCTCGACTTCCTTTTAAACCTCTCCCTTGTTCTAAATTAGTTTTAAAAGGTTTTAGTTTAGGTCTTGTTTCTGGAAATAATTTATCAAAAGCCTCATCTGTTTCTATTCCTGTAAACCCTTCAGGTAAATCAAGAGGTTCTCCGTCTTCACTAACAGGTGGTAATTTTCTGTTTTTACGAGGATCAAAATAATCCTTCATTTTATTATTTTCTTCTATTAATCCGTCTATTCCTAATTTCTCTTCATTTGTTATAAGACTATCTATTTCAGTTGCTGACTTACCACCATATTTACTAGAAAGAGAACCAACAAAATCTAGTGAACCTTTAAAGCCAGTACCAAATGCTGTACCAAATGCTGTTGCTGTTCCAATCTCTCCTGCTGTTGGTAATCGTTGTTGATCAATAGCTGTTCTAACTGTTGTTTCTCCTCCAGCTGTAACAGCACCTTGAAGACCTGCACCAGCTAAACCTTTAATACCTTTACCAGTAGATCCAAATGGGATCATTTGAAAGAGACCAGCTGCTATTGCTTCTCCATAACTAAACTCATCTCCTCTAATCTTTTGTGCAGCTACGTTAGAAGCATATCCAGAACTAAAGTTAATAACTCCATAAGCAACACGAGCACCAGGAATAGGAGTTACAAGTAAAGGAGCAGTCTTG